CCCACCCGGGCCCGGTCACAAACCGCAAGACACAGCCCGCCTCGGTGGGTTTTTTTTCGTCCCATCGAAAGGCAGCAATGAGCATCAGCAACATCACCCCGCAAGAAGTCGGCAGCTATGCCGGCGCCGCAGTAGCGGTCGCCACCTCCCTGACTCTTACCCAGTTCGGCGTCATCGTCGGCATCCTCACCGCGCTGCTGACGTTGGGACTGAATGCCTGGTACACGCGGGAGAAGAATACGCGCGAGCGGGAGCAGAACGCGCGCGAGGCGATGCTGGCCGACATCGAGGCCCAGTTGGCCGACCTCGAGCGCCGCGAACGGGAACTGCGCCTGGAGCAGCTGCTCGCGAAACTGCAGGCCCCGGAAGCAACGCTGTAACCCGTAACCAAATCCAGCGCTGGTCAACCGCCGGCGCGCAACTCGAAAGGGTAGAACGTGAATTTCATCGAAAACGCAAGTAAGCAATTCCCGAAATTGTGGTCGGTACGCTTCGCGCTGCTGGCTGCCATCGCATCTGCGATCGAGGCGGGTATGAACCTGTACGCCAGCGGCACCGCGCCGATCCTGGTTGTGGCCGCCGGCCTGACCTCGCTCGGCGCCGCGATCGCGCGCGTGGTGGCGCAACCGTCGGTGACCGGCAATGGTTAAGGGCGCACCAACCCAGCGGCGCGGCCTGGTCGCGCTGGTCGGCGCCGTGGCCGCGACGGCGCTGCTCAGCTTCACGCCCGCGTTCGAAGGCACAGAGCTGTCCACCTATCGCGACATCGCCGGCGTGCTCACGTACTGCACCGGCGCCACCGAGAATGCGGCCTGGGGCAAGACGTATACGCCCGCGCAGTGCCGCGCCCAGCTCGACCGCGACCTCGAGCGGAACGCCACCGGCATCGCGATGTGCATCCCGCTCGCGCGCCTGACCGATGGACAGAAGGTGGCCTTTGTCGACGTCGCCTACAACATCGGCGTGAGCGGCTTCTGCGGCTCGAGCATGGCTCGGCGCACGAACGCCGGCGACATGGTCGGCGCCTGCAACGCGCTGATGGCCTGGAACAAGATCACTGTCCTGCGGCCGGTCATCGATGGGGACGGCAAGCCAGTCAAGGATGCGCGCGGCAAGGTCGTGATGCGCAAGGCGCTCGAGGAAGTGCGCGGCCTCACGCGCCGGCGCCAGGCCGAGCGCGAGATTTGCTTGAAAGGGTTGCCATGATCCCGGTCCAGTACCGCGCGCTGGTGGCCGGCCTGGGCCTGCTGCTGGCAATGGCTCTGTCCGGCGCCGCCGGCTGGTTCACGAACGGCTGGCGGCACGGCGCCGAGGTCGCCGAGCTGCAGCGCGCGCACGCGGAAACCATGCGCAGCCAGTCGGAGCTGGCGTTGGCCACGCTGCAGGCCGACGCCGCGCGCATCACCGAGGCGGCCACCGAGTTCGCCACCATTCAATCCACCCTGGCGCCGCGAATGTCGGCGCTCACCAAGGAGCTGCGCAATGCGAAACCTCTGCCTGCTGGTTGCGTGCCTGATGCTGACCGCGTGCGCAACCTCGACGCCGCAATCGAAGCCGCCAACAAAAGCATCCCTCGATAGCGCGTTGGCCGCGCCGTGTCCGGTGGTCAAGCGTCCCGCCGCGCCCGACTACGACGCGTGGCAGGAATGGATGAACGAGTTGCTGGGCCAGTACGCTACTTGCGCGGCGCGCCACGCAAAGACAGTGCAAGCGTGGCCGAAGTAGTGCCGCGCATCGGACCACCTTTGAGCAGCACGCGCTGCGCGACTGAGATATCGATTTCCAGCTCTCTCGCTGCTTCAACACCAACTGCGCTGCCAAACGCGACAGAAACTGCCACAGCTAGATCGACGTGCATTGCAGTAAGTTGGTCGATTCGATTTTCCATCCACCAATCCTAGCGTGTATGGAGAATGCGTGGCACGCAGCGAGGGATGATATGTTTCGATTCAACGCTTTTTGCGCCGTGGCCCACTGTCGATCAATACGCGCTGCACGACAGCAGGTGGCGCCTTTTGATCGCGCAGCACGCGCAGGCCAGCGTCCAGCCCGAACGAATTGGCGATGTTGAATGCCAAGTCAACGTATGCGGCGGTGAGGCGGTCGGTTCGCTTTTCCATCATGTGAGTATGGCTGTACCCGCATATAAAAACTACCGCAGCATCCAAATTACGCTACCTGCATGTGTTTTGTGGTTCTAGGAGCTCTTCGATCCGCGTTCCGAGCACATGCCAGGCTTCGCGCTTTTCTGTAGCGTAATCGTGGTGCAGGTAGTGCCGGCGAACCTTGCTTCCGCTTAGCACGTGGTTTTGACAACGGTCGATCGTGTCGAGCGGCACGCCAAGCGCCTGCATCATCGTGGCGCCTGTTCGGCGCAGGTCATGTGGCGTCCAGTCGCCTGTCTTGCCGCTGGCGAGCACCAGAGTATCGTCGCACCGCCGGTTTTTCATCGGCTTGCGCATGCCTCCGTCCTTCGATTTTTTTAACATAGACTGCCGATCGCCGATTTGCTTCGTTATCGATTTGGTGTCGATGTGCGATTTTTCATCGGCCGACGGGAAGCACCAAGTCGAATGCCCGGTAACGGCGTGGAGCAGCTGGAACTGAGCGAGCGCGAAGGGCGAAAGATAAATTCGCATGTCCGCCACACTGTCCTTCACGTTCTCCTTCGGGATAAACCATTCGGCGCCGACCAGGTCGACGTCGTCCCAGCGGGCCATACTCAGCTCTCCCACGCGACACAGCGTCGACAGCATGATCCATATCGCCCGTTGCGTCGGCTTCGCCAGCGGCCGGCGCGCGCGGCGCTTGTCGGCCGCGTTCGCGAATTCATCTTCTCCGAGTTGCAGCAGGTCGCGTAACTCGGTGATTTCTGCCGGCGCCAGTACGCGGTCGCTCTGGTTGTGCATGTCATAGTCGGGCGATACGATCTTGTCGATCTCGATCAAGTCCATCGGATTGCCGTCGATCATGAGCTTGCGCCACGGCTGCCGCTTTTGAGCCCAGGCGAACATCTGTACCAGGCTGCTATACAAGATGACGGCTGTTCGATTTACGCCGCGGTCAACTTGACTCCGAATGGCCGTTCGAATTTCGTGCTCGGTCAGCACCTTGACTCCGATCGCTCCGATGACCGGGATTACGTAGGCGCCAAACAGGCGTATGAGCTGCGCATTGCCGTCCTTCCGCCGCACCCCGTCCTTGATCCAGGCGTCGAACATATCCTCGACGGTGAGCTCGCCTACGCGCGCGACTTCGATCTCGACAAGCTTCGCTGCGACGGCCTGCTGCTGCTCGTGGCGCGCCACTTTCCTGTCGGCGCCTGGGTCGATACCGGCAGCGACCTTGGAACGCGTTGCATCGCGCGCAGTCCGGATTGCGGACAAGCTGTCGGCTGGCCAGGTGCCGCAGGATTGGTCTCGCGATTTTCCGTCGAAGCGGTACCGGTAGTAAAATGAAACCGTGACCCCGCCTGTCTTTTTCACCCGCACGCGTCCGAGCAAGCCGCCTTCGTCGCGCACCGTGGTGCCGGCTTGCTCAGGTCGAATTGCCTCAAGTGTTCTTTGCGTTAGCTTAGCCATTTTTCGATGCAAGGGGTCGGGTGAAAAGATTTTTACCCCTACAATTACCCCTACAGTTTCTCTGGCTCGTATGGTACAGCGTGGGACGACGTGGGACAACGCGAATTTTTAAGCCATTGATATGAAACAGGAAAATGAGCTTCTTGGGATTTCTCGGGATTTCGTGGAACGCTATAGAAATTGCATGGGGTGCACGGGGTCGGAGGTTCGAATCCTCTCGCCCCGACCAATAGATTCAAGTAGTTACGGCGAAAGCTGTAGAGAACAACAGCACCGGGATCAGATCTTCATCTGATCCCGGTGCTGTTTTTTTTATGCCCGCGACACGTGACGATTGCCGGCTGAACGTCAGGAAGAATGCATGGACCTGACCCTGCACGATCAAGCCGCAATGGCTTGCTTTGCCGGGACGTCCACCTGAGGCTGGAAAACCAGGCGCGCGGGTGCGCCCACTGCAGTACTGCCATCCGGCATATCCGTCAGGACGACTGACATGGCACCGATGCGGCAGTTATTGCCAATTTTGACGCCACCCAATATTTGCGCGTACGCGCCGATCTCTACGTCATCACCAAGAACAGGCACGGGACCATCGACATGGCGGTTACCAATCGTGACCCCTTGGCGCAGCGTACAATTTGCGCCGATCTTCGTATCGGGATGAATAAAAATACTGCCGAAGTGCCAGATCCGCAGACCTGGACCAATGGTGGCAGATTTCGGCAGGCTGACACCCGTCATCGTTTCGACGACACGAAAGGCCAGCCAGTACAGCGTCGTCTGAAACTTTTTGCCGGGCCCTGCAGAGCGGACGTCGATGCGGCGTCCTTGACGATATAGCCACACCGCCCAAATCGATTGTTCCTTCAGGAATGGTCGCCGCATGCCATACCGAACCAAATCACATTGCCAATCATTCATTTCGTCCCCAGAATCATTATTCGTATTAGTTAAATTATAACTAACGGTGACTCCTGAGAATCTATCGAATTACATCAGCAGGGAATATCGTTTCAGTTTGTATAGCGCTTGATGTGGTTTGGCACCATTCACGGCGCCTTCACGACGCCATCCCCAAGCCAGTACCGGTCAATGTCCCGCAAACCCCACTCGGCAGCGTTCTCGCATCCGACAATCGCATCGCGCGCGCCCGGCGCCCCCAGATCGATCAATTCCGGCCGGATATAAGCGCGTGCCCGGGTCGAGAAGAACACCTTGATCTTGGGTAGCAGCAGCGATTTGCCGCAGGGTTGTTCCGCGACGACGCCGAGGCGGCCCGATTGCAGGCGTACCAGCGTGCCCACGGGATAGATGCCGAGGCATTTGACGAAGGCGGCGAACACCGCTTCGTCGAATTGCCCGGCGCGGGCCCATTCGGCCATGCGCCGCAGCGAGTCGGCGGGGCACCAGCCCGCCTTGTAGGGGCGGTTCGAAGTAATGGCGTCATACACATCGCAGACAGCGCCCATGCGCGCATACAGGCCCAGCTCGTCACCCGACAACCGGTGCGGATAGCCCCGGCCATCCGGGCGCTCGTGGTGGTGCAGGCACACTTCCAGCGCAACCGGCCCGACACCGGGCGAGGCCAGCAGCATGGCGTGGCCCTGCGCCGGGTGGCTGCGCACGACGCAAAACTCGTCCTCGGTCAGGCTGCCCGGTTTGTTGAGCACTTCGGCCGGGACCGCCATCTTGCCGACGTCGTGCAGCAGTCCGGCCAGGCCCAGTTCGCGCGCGAGATGGTCGTCGAGGCCCAGCTGGCGCGCGAGCGCGATCATCAATGCGCAGACCGCCACCGAATGCATGTAGGTGTAGTTGTCGGCGGTCTTCAGGCGTGCCAGGCCGATCAGCGCGCCCGGATTGCGCAGCACCGAGGCGGCGATGGATTCGACCATCGGCATGGCGTCGCGCACCTCGACCGCGCAGCCCATGCGCGCCTCGTTGAACATGTCGAACAGGGCGCGCTTGGACTGGTCGAGCAGCACGGCGGCGCGGCCGAGTTCGTCGTCCATCGTGGCGCGCGGGGCGGGGCGGAAGCGAAACACCGTGTCGTCTGGGGCGCGCGCTGCGGCCGGCGCCGTGGTGCTCGTGTTTGGCACGGGTTCGACATCGAGTCCGCGCTCGGTGTCGATCCAGGCTTCGGCGGCGCGACTGGTCGCGATGCGCTCGAGTTGCGCCGCCGATTCGATCAGGAACGACGATTGCCAGAATGGCGTGTCGATCCACGAGCAGCACAGTTGTTCCACATACATTCCTGGCCGTAGCTGCTTGACGGCGACTTTTTTCAGCCCGGGACGCGCGACCGGCGGGGCCTGCCGACCGCTCCCGATCATGGCAGGGCCAGCTGCAGCGCAGCGGCGCGGTTGACGCCCGCAGAACGGCGGGGCGGCATCGCTGGCATGGACGCTGGCGCTGCACTGCGGGCCAGCTTGAACACGGCCAGCGCCTGGACGACCTTGAGCGTCTGTTCCTGCAGGGCGGCGGCAGCGGCGGCAGATTGCTCCACCAGCGCGGCATTCTGCTGCGTCACGCCATCCATTTGCGTGACGGCGTCATTGACCTGGCCAATGCCCGCCACCTGTTCGCGCGAGGCGGAGGCGATTTCGTTCATCAGGCCGCTGACCTTGCGCACGGCGGCCTGCACCTGCTGGGTGGTTTCCCCGGCGCGCACGGCCAGGGCGGCGCCGGCCTCGACCTTGCTGATCGAGGCGGCGATCAGCCGCTTGATCTCCTGCGCCGAGGTGTTGCTGCGCTGGGCCAGGTTGCGCACTTCGCTGGCGACGACGGCAAACCCGCGCCCTTCTTCGCCGGCACGGGCCGCTTCGACGGCGGCGTTCAGGGCCAGGATATTGGTCTGGAAGGCGATGCTTTCGATGATGCCGATGATGTCGCCGATCTTGCGCGACGCCTCCGAGATTTCGTCCATCGTGGCAATCACTTCGCCGACGATGAGGCCACCGCTGACGGCGGTGCCATCGGCCGCTTCGGCCATGGTGCTGGCCTGACCGACGCTGGCGCTGTTCTGCTGGACGGTCGAGGCCAGCTCTTCCATGCTCGACGCAGTCTCTTCGAGCGCCGAGGCCTGGGACTCGGTACGTCCCGACAGATCCATATTGCCGGTCGCAATCTCCGCAGTGGCCACGCTGATTTGCTGGAAGTTGGTGC